CGCGCACACCTTCCATAATGATGCCCCAGTCCTGCGCAAGCGCAAGGGCATCACTTCGAAATTTCATATTCATACGAGTGAGTTCCTTAGGCCGCTGCTACAGGGCCTGTGATGATGATGGGTGAGCCAGCGGCGTTGCCCTGCGATACTTTCCAGTTAGTCTCGACATATCCTGAGACGGTATCGCCAGAAGTCGCTGTGGTAATGGTGCCGTCGGTGGTTGAAGCAAAAACTGACTGACCCAGAGTCGCCGGAGCAGCTGAAACAGCGAACACATCACCTCCAGCAGCCAGCTGTGCCATAAATCCTTCGGGAATGACCATCGTGCTTTCCTGCAGGTAGCGCGTGGTGAGGCCCTGCTGGTCGGCGTAAACAAACCCGGCCGGGGCTCCTGCCGTTGGTGCCTGTGCTGTCAGCGTTACGGTTGGTGCTGATGTATAGCCAGTTCCCGCGCTTACGACGTTGATTGCAGTTACAGCACCATCACTCAAGACCGCGACAGCTGTTGCGCCCGAACCGCCGCCACCAGAAAGAGAAACCACAGGAGCCACAGTGTAATCTGAGCCGCCAGCGGATACAGTGAACGCAGTAACGGCACCATCATCGACGGTTGCTGTTGCCGTTGCACCTGATCCGGTTTTTTCGCTGGATGGGGCGTTCAGAAGGGTAACGCCATCAGACTGAATCCACGCAAAGGCCGCAATTGTCAGGCCGCCAGTTCCTGCACGAAATCCATTAGGGCCAGCGATAACTGTACGGCGAGGGTTTGCACTAGCCCATCGGCCAGGGAAGCCAGCAGGCCAGTTGTAATTTACTGATGATTGAAAAGGCATTGTTCATGGCCTCCTTAGATTTTACGAGGGCTTTTAACGCCAGACAGGTAGCCACCTGATGCGCTATCTGCGGCAATCAGCGTTCTGCGTGCAGAAAAGGAACTCTGCTCTGACTGCTGCTTAACAAGGGCTTTGAGGCCAGCTTCATTCACGCCATCGAGGCCGATTACGCCGCGCTCTTTCAGGGCGTAATGATAAATCTCCCGTGCGCTATCAAGGCCGTGAACGTCACCAACGAGTGGAGAGACAAGGCGACGCGCTTCATCCAGGCCAGCGACGCGATTGCGTTCGGCATTGATAGCAGCATCAACGGCATGACGAATGGCACGGTCAGAGGCTCCAGAAGACTCAAATTTCCCACGGTCATCACGGCGTGTAGAAAAGTCATCATCTTCGCCGTCTACGCGCTTCTTTTCTTTGCGCTCACCTTCAAGCTCTTCATTGGCTTTGCGGCCGCCAGCTTTTTCGTCGCGCTCTCGCTCTTCTTCAGACTCATCCTCTGCGTCGAGCTTTTTCTTCTCTTTGCGTTCGCCTTCGAGTTCGCGGTTAGCCTTACGACCACCCTCTGCGTCGTCTTTTTCGCGTTCTTCTTCGGATTCATCTTCTGCATCGACGTCGTCATCCATGCACTTTTTAACATCTTCCTCGCTGGCATCCATTGCCAGGCGTCCTGACCTGATAGCGGCTGCAACTTTAGCCGCTTTGGACATGGGCTTGCGTGCAGCCATGTGCGTTTCCTTTTTTATATGGAGGGGTGCGCTATCGCCTATGATGGCGGTCTGCACACGGGGGGTTTCAACAAGGGCAAGATGGTTGAACCTGATGTTCACCATTTTCAGCGTGTATTTCTGGCCGTTTAATTCGCCAGCTTCAGGAACGGCGTCGTATGCATATCCTGCTGAAACACAGCGTTTTGTGCCGTCCTGAATGGATTTGATCGCGTCACCGTCCCATATGGACAGCTCTCCAATCAGCTCTGGGGCTTCAAAGAAGGCGTTACCAACAGAACCAACGGTTATCTGCTTCGGGTGGTCGTCTGCGCTGATAGGCTGGTGCGTATCGAGGATAGGCTTGCCGTTGATCGTTTCGGCTGCTTCCCGTAGTGCGTCAGCATCGCGATACAGATAGTAAATCTCATCGGGTTTCAGGCCGAGGCTTGCTGCCCCAGGTATTTCGCGACCATAGTAAGGCGACACTACGGCGGCGCTGAGCACGCAGCGTTCTACGAATAGGTGTCCGTCCGCGTCTATGCGCCGCACTGAGCGGTCGAGCGCGAGTGTTAAAACATTCATTTTATGCAGATCCGTTAGTCGTCAAAGCCCGGAATAATCACCGACGATACACACCGACAGTTGCACAGCTCACCGGGGTGTATCCACTTTTCGTCAATGTAAGCTCCCTTTTTCAGGTCGTATCTCAGCTTATCTTTGCCAGCCTTTACATGGCTCGGACGCGGCACTTTCCCAGCAGTTGAGTGAACCCATATTGCTTCGGTAAGGCCCAGCTCCATCTGACGCACGCGGTTGATCGTAGCTGTAGCTTTGTTGTTCTGATCGCGGGCAATGAACGCTGCACGTCTGCGACTAACACCGTATTGCTTTTCGAGCGCGTTAGTCAGGCTTGATAAATCCCGCCCGTTCATCACAGAGATATTAACCGCTGAGTTAATTCCCTTGAGATGATCCTCAGACATACCTTTGATCAGACGCACGTTTTCATTTATCGCTGACGTGACCATGTTCTGAACAAGACGACTGGGCTTGAACTCAACGGTAAACCCGTGCCTCTTGAGTTCTGCCATAAAAGCAGTTTGTGAGTGCTTCTGAGCGCCTTTAACTACATTCTCAGCCATCTTCTGAGATAGCTTGTCGTATCGGCGGCGCCACCGGGATGTGAGTTTCTCCATGATATCGCGCAGGAGAGCGAGAGGGGATGCGTCCGCACCGATTACAGGCTCAACAGGCCGGTATGCTTTCCTGATCTCTTCTACAATCTCGCTTTGCATTTGCTTTAACAGCGCGTGCATCGCCTGATAGTATCGAGACTGCACCGCCGCACTCGGTCGCACAGGAGCAAGCCTCTTGCCCTGCGCAGACTGACAGCGGAGTTTTGACATCAGCCTGAACCTTCGTCTCTGTCTGCCTGGCTGAGCAGACCTTCAAGCCCCTCGCCGTCTTCCTCAGGGTCTGGTGGCTCAGGTGGCGGGCCTGACAGGTTTACGTTGTGATAAATGCTGTGATCATCTGTGCTCTGGCGTTCTCTGGCCTCTTCAGGAGAGATAATGCCTGCCTGCACATTCACTGCATCTGTATCTGTTTTAATTTTTTCGACTTCAGCAGCCTCTTTCTCAGATAGCTGCCAGAGATGAACAAATTCAAAATCAAGCGTGGGATCGACTTCACCCCACAAATTCAGCTGCACCAGTCGGAAAAGGCTTCGAACAGTTTCAGAGACGATTGCTTCCTGCATAGCTGCGATTTCGTCATAGAAAACCCTGATCTCACCTTCGGATGAGGCGTTCAAGCCCTGCGGCTGAATACCAAACAGTTTCACCAGAGGTATGCCCGGGATGCCTGCCATAAACTCCATTGACTGCGATTGGAGGTCAGCAAGTCCGGCGATAGGAGCTGCTTTGATATCAAAATCTTCACCCTCCTTATCGAGGACAAACGTGCCATTGTTGTTCTGCCAGGCGTTCATTGCCGCAACACGGCCAGTGATTGAGTCCGCATCCAGATCACCGTAATTCAGGCAACCATCTGACTGCATATTCCCGAACATATCTGTTTTTAGAATTTTGGTGGCATAGTTACTCACCATATCTGAGACAGACTGCCGCGTGCGCAGGAAGTTATGCACATAAGCTTCAAGCTGCTGCGTCAGTGAGAGACCGCCGAAATTGAAGGCCGGCTTGAGAATGTCAGGCACTTCAAACGGAACGATAGTCAGCAGACGGCTGGAATGAATCTGAACTCCCTGCACCCACCATGTTTCTGGCTTGAAGTAGCCAGGCCGGATCGTGTTGTCTGCATTGTAGTTATTCGGGTTCGTCCAGATGGGGTCGATGTTCTCAATGCGCCGCAGAGTCCCTTTTTTGACTCCTTGCTCACTGATAACGAGGGGTTTCATCTGCCCGCTTGTATCAAGCGAGGCATCGTTCACATCAATCCAGATATGCCCAAGGCCGAAAGCGAGCCCATGGGTGATATGCCGGCGCACTTTCTCACGCACGTGCAGACGCAGAAACTCTGCCTCGATCTGATCTATTTTCCTGGCGGCTGCCTCGTCCTGGTCGGCCTTAGTGTTGGTCGACCGAAAACGTATCCATTCTCTGGTGCACTCTTTTGCCAGAACCTCAACGGGCTTGCGAAATTCAGCTCGCAGCATCATTGCGGAAAGATCAGCGTAGCCTTTGAAATTCAGGCCATCAGCGATAAAGCTACTGACGATGTTGTAATTCGCCGCTGTGAAGCTGGTAATGGCACTGTCAAGGGCAATGGTATTCTTATCGCCACGTACGCCTTCAGGCGGCTTATACGGCGCGTAAATGCGCTGCGCAGTCTCAAACAGGCTTTTAGCTTCTGGCGCATTAAACTTTGGCGTGCTCAGTTTTTTACTGACCACGGGCTCAACGCGCTTAACAGCCTCTTCGCGTACTGCTTTGCGCTTGAACCAGTTTTTCATTGTCGTGCTATTCTGTTCACTGTCTGTTGCGTAAATTTAGGCATGCGCCTGCGGTTCTGGATCAGTGGCGAGAGCGCATATCTGAGCGCGTCAATGCCGTGGTTCCACTTATCTTCGAGTTTTGGCAGTATGATACGGCTGTCGCGCGCATCGACTTTGTATGAATACATACGAAACTCTTTAGCGATATTCTGGCACCGGGGATGAATAGCGATACGTTTAAACGCCTTTATCCGTTCAACCCCGTCCTCAACGCTTCCAGGCCATTTATCAGCGCCCATGATACGGAATCTGTGCCTGTTAGCCATATAACTAATTGTCTCTGGACGAGCACAATCAGCAAGGATAGGCCAATCGCGAGAGCCAGGAACGGTATCAAACAATGCTGGCAGCTCATCCATTTCAACGCCGCGACCAAATGCCTCATGATCGACATGCAATACATCGTCCTGAATAAACGCCCTGACCAGAGCAGTCGGGTCTTGTGAGAAGCCCCAGTCTGCACCGAAGTAGAAGCGTGCATCATGTGGCGTTTCAAACGGATCAAATGAAACACGGTTGCGGAATACAACGGCTTCACTGATTGTCCTGCACTCGCCTTCCCATACGTGCTCATATGCTTCCGGGTCATGACGGAGTAACAGCTGGCGCTCAGCATTTAGTTCATCAGGGAACCAGGGATTATCCTGCCACCCTACTTTCCTTACTAACGCGCCTGGCTCATCTTCGAGCATGCGCATGAGGCGATGCATAGGATCATCGTCATGTTCAGGATTGTAGGTAAACCAAAGCTCAGAACCGCCCTTTCGTATTGTCGGAATCAGGATATCGAGAGAAGCCTGGCTTATAGTCTGGCCTTCCTCAACCCAGCATATATCAACACCTTCAGTCGATTTTATGCCCT